GTTTCTACATTTATGGATGCAGGAACCCCAGGAGATCCACAAGGCACCCCAGCAGCAGCAGGGGATCCTAGCACAACTGTCTTTGATGAAATCTTTGATGCTGGTTCAGCATTAGATAATTTTAACTAAAACAGATGTTATAATAATACAGTAAAACATGCGTAGAACGCATAAGGGGGCAATATAGATGGCAACAAGAATGCAGCAACGCAGAGGTACCGCAACAATGTGGACTAATGCAAATCCAATCCTTGGAGTAGCAGAAATCGGGTACGAAACCGATACAAATAAATTTAAGATTGGTGATGGAACAAATCGTTGGGCAGACCTAAGTTATTTCGTTGACCTTGATACAATGATCGAAGGAGCACCAGGACTCCTAAACTCTCTTGATGAAATCGCTGCAGCAATTGGCGATGATCCAGCATTCTTTACTACAATAGCAACAGGTTTAGCAACAAAGGCTCCACTAGCCTCCCCTACATTTACAGGAACTGTTTCTGGTGTTACAAAGGCTCACGTAGGCCTAGGATCTGTTGATAATACATCAGACTCTGCTAAGCCAGTCTCTACAGCAACACAAACTGCCCTTGATTCAAAGGCTTCAAATACAGCACTTGCAAACCATGAAGCAGATACAACAAATATTCACGGTATTGCAGATACAGCAGATCTAGCAACAAAATCTTATGTTGATTCATCAGTTGGAAATGCGGTAGTAGATCAATCACTTCTAGCAGGAGTTGGAATTGATTGGAACGCTACAACAGAAGCATTTGATATTGATTCAACAGTAGCAACAAAGACTTATGCAGATGGTAAAGCATCAGATGCACAGACTGCAGCATCAGCAGATGCAACCACTAAGGCTAACAACGCTAAGTCAGGTGCAGAAGCAACTGCAGCAGCAGATGCTACAACTAAGTCAGCAACCGCTAAGTCAGAGGCTATTGCTTCAGCAGCAGCAGATGCTACAACTAAGTCAGATGCAGCAAAAGCATTTGCTACAGCAGCAGATACAACATTGCGGACAGCAATTACAACTGATATTGCAACTGCTAAGTCAGAAGCAATCACTGCAGCAACAGATGCTGTAAATGCAGTAATTGCATCAGCACCAGCAGCATTAGATACTTTGGATGAACTTGCTGCAGCACTTGGAGATGATGCTAACTACGCATCAACAATTACAAATGCTCTATCAGCAAAAGCACCACTAGCATCTCCAGCACTTACTGGAAATCCAACGGCACCAACACAAACACTTGGAAATGACTCAACAAGAGTTGCTACAACAGCATTTGTTAAAGCAGCAATACAAGATATCGCTTCCCTTAACTTAGTGCTTGATGGCGGTGGCGTATAAAATGTTAAATTTTAATACAAAAACAAAAATGTACGCAAACCGTACAAGGGGGAGAAAATAAATGACAACAAGAATGCAACAGCGTAGAGGAACAGCAGCACAATGGACTGCTGGCAATCCAATATTAGCATCAGGTGAAATTGGGTTTGAAACCGATACAGCCAAGTTTAAGATTGGTAACGGATCAACCGCTTGGAACTCATTAGTTCACTATGCTAGTGCAACAGAGATTGCAGCATTAATTGATGGCGCACCAGCAATGCTTGACACCCTCAATGAGTTGTCAGCAGCCATTGGTGATGACCCAGCATTCTTTACAAATATTGAAGCATCAATTGCAGATAACGTTGACTCTCACAACGCTTTAACAAATGTACATGGAATTGCAAATACAGCGCTTCTTGCAACTCTAGCAAATGTAGCAACAGCCAAAACTGAAGCACAGAGTTTTGCAACATCAGCAGTTTCTACACATCAAGCAGACCAGACGGATGTCCACGGTATTGCAGATACAGCAGCCCTAGCAACAAAAGCCTATGCTGATGCAGCAGTTTCAACACACTCTGCAGATAGTACTGATGTTCATGGAATTACTGATACAGCACTTCTTGCAACAAAGGCCTATGCAGATTCAGCAGTAGCAACTCATGAAGCAGACGTAACAAACGTTCACGGAATTGTTAATACAGCAGATCTTGCAACTAAGACTTATGCTGATACAGGAGTATCAACACATTCTGATGATACAACAAATGTTCATGGAATTACAAATACAGCAGATCTTGCAACTAAGACTTATGCTGACACAGCAGTTTCTACACACCAAGCAGATACAACAGGTGTCCACGGGATTGCAGATACATCTCTTCTAGCAACCCAATCTTATGTTGATACAGCAGTAGGAAACTCAGTAGTAGATCAATCTCTTCTTGCTGGTGTAGGCATTGACTGGAATGCAACAAGTGAGCAATATGATATTGATTCAACTGTAGCAACTAAGACATATGCTGACGGAGTAGTTTCTACCCATAACACAGCAACATTAAATGTTCATGGAATTGCTAATACAGCACTTCTAGCACTTAAGTCAGAGGTTGCAGCAGTAACAGCAACTACTCTTGGTCTTGGAAATGTAACTAACACAGCAGATACAGCAAAGCCAGTATCCACAGCACAGGCTTCAGCAATCGCAACCGCTAAGGCAGAAGCAATTGCAGATGCAACATCACAGGTAAACGCATTACTAGCAGGAGCCCCAGCAGCACTCAATACTCTTGATGAACTTGCTGCAGCACTTGGCGATGACGCAAACTTTGCTTCAACAGTAACAACAAGTCTTGGATTAAAGGTAGATTCTTTAACCCCAATTTCACAAAAGACAGCATCATACACACTTTCATCACTAACAGAAAGAGATGACCTAATTGAAATGGGTTCAGCCTCAGCACTAACTCTCACAATTCCCCCAGCATCAGCAGTTGACTATCCGATTGGAACTTCAATTGATATTCTTCAAACTGGAGCAGGACAGGTTACAATTGCAGCAGGCTCAGGAGTAACAGTAAATGCAACACCTGGTTTGAAACTTCGTACAACTTGGTCATCTGCAACTCTCTTTAAGAGAGCAGCAAACACATGGGTTGTCTTTGGCGACTTGACAGCGTAATACAAAATTCAATAAGAAACTAGGAGATTAATAATGGCATCAGGCAAGAGAATAGGTAAGAAGTCCCAAGCGTCAAATGACTTTTTGGAACCATTAGCACCAACAGGTGTTACTGGAACAAATGTTGGAACAGGAAGAGCCTTCAATAATGGAGCAGTTTCTGTAGCGTTTTCTTTACCAGCACTTTCTCCTGCTGCTACATCCTATACAGTAACTGCAAGTACAGGGCAAACAGGAACAGGCTCAGCCTCTCCAATTATTGTAACTGGAATTGCATCTACAGCAACACCTACTTTCACAGTAACAGCGACTAACGCTGCAGGAACTTCTGCTGCATCTTCAGCATCTGCTGCAGTAACAGTAACAACAGTTCCAGCAACTCCAGCAGCACCAACTGCAACAGCAGGAACAATTCAAGATACAGTTAACTGGACAGCCCCATCAAATGGTGGATCTGCAATCACTAGTTATACTTGGGCAGCAGCAGATGGTAAAACTGGATCAACAGCAGCAACATCTGTAGTCGTTGCACAAGAAGCGGATCTTCCTAATACTTATACTGTTTATGCAACTAATGCTAACGGAAACTCTGTAGTTTCTGCACCATCTAATTCTGTTATTCCAACTCCACCATTCTTCCCATTCTTTCCATTCTTCCCGCCATTTTTCCCACCATTTTTCCCACCGTTCTTTCCGTTCTTCCCACCATTCTTCCCATTTTTCCCACCATTTTTCCCATTTTTCCCACCATTCTTCCCACCTTACTTCCCGTTCTTCCCACCATTCTTCCCATTCTTCCCACCTTACTTCCCTTACTTTCCGTTCTTCCCACCATTCTTCCCATTCTTCCCACCTTACTTCCCTTACTTCCCATTCTTCCCACCTTACTTCCCGTTCTTCCCACCATTCTTCCCATTCTTCCCGTTCTTCCCACCGTTCTTCCCTTACTTCCCACCAGTAACACCAGTAGGATCATGTCGTCCAGCATGCTGGGCTCCATACTTCTGCTATAGAGGATCGTGTGTATACTAATGAATATGCTATACTATAATAAAGGAGAAAAACTATGTATATTGCTATAACAAAAAATGATAACAACACTTGGGATGCTATCTATGATTTAGCCGTTAAAAATGGAACAGATTTATACTCATTGCTTGCAGATGAAATTGCAAAAGGCTTACCATTGATTGGAATGAGAGTAACACCTTACAAGTCCAAAGCAATAAGAGGAGCAGTATGGGATGGAACTTCTTTTTCTGGAGGAAATCTCAAGCCCCATGTTCCTTTAGATGATGACGAAATTTGGACTACATCAGAAAAATATTCCTTTTTATCAGATAACAAGATAGTTGTTTCTTTTACAGTGCCTAATGATGATTCCCAAAGTGAAATGTTTAAAGCAGCATTTGCTGGTGAAACAGTCCTTGTAAGAAATATATCAAAACCACTTGATAAAGTTGGAAAAACTTTTACTTTAACTGATGATTTAGATCTAGTGCCCGTCCAGGCATAGAAGTAAACAATTCCTATATTGTTAAGAAATTTACTTAACTATGACAGATAAACCATATATAAAAATTTGGAAGAGAGACGTCTCTATAGACTTTCCAGAAATTCGTCAAGGTAGCATTAAGCGTGAGTGGATGGATAAAACATATAAAAGATTAGCATATTTTTGCCCACCAATGACCCAAGCAAACGTTCATGGTTGGGAATTTTTGCTTCCACACGATGTAATTGTTCGATGGGATGGCATTTCTGAAGGACTTGAGGGAGAGGATACTTCTCATATGTATCTTGTTTCTGGTGGTTATCTGGGAGATCTAAAAATTGCAACTATAGAGTCTGGAATAGGACAAGTAACTTTTCAATTTAACTTAACTGTAGAAACAGATCCAGATCACTATTTAATAATTTCTGGTCCACCAAACTATATGTTCCCAGATGCAGAACCATTAAATGTTATTTGGAGATCTGACTTTTTAAAATATCATGATCTAAGTTTTGCTTGGAAAATGACGACAAAAGATAAAGATGTTATTTTCCCAAAAGGAATGCCAATCGCATTTATGATTAATTACCCAAAAGCATTGCTAGAGTCTACAGAAATATCAATTCATGATCTTAAACAAAATAAAGAACTTAAAGAAGATATTGATAAATATATCAAAAAACGAACCAAACTTTCTAGAGAATTGGGTCAATACAATTGGGCACAACTATACAGAAACGGGATTGGTCCTAATGATGAGAAATTCTTAGACAAACCATTTAAGCCTAAATTACAAAGACCTATAATTGAGGGCATTGACCCTGACTCACAAAAAGAAGGCTGCCCTTATGGATAAAATATATTTAGACCCAAATGTTTTTGTAATACACAATTTTATTTCTATTAAAGAGAAAGACTTACTTATAGAAATGGACCCTGAAACACAAGATGTAATTAAGGCAAGGTTATCTTCACTATTTGATAACACTTTAGATGTTGTTGGTTCTGGGGTAGTACGCACCAAATTTCAAGGGGACAAAGAATTACCCCACGCAGACCAACATTCAATAGAGTGCCAATGTACAAGTTGTATAAATAAAAAAGCAAATAGTCCTACCTGGGAAGCAACAGCAGCAATCTATCTCAATAAAGATTACGCTGGGGGGGCTATCCACTATACAAACCAGAATATATCTTATGATCCTGAAGATTTAGATCTTCTTGTTCACCCAGCATCAGAAGAGTATACGCATGAAACATTTCCAATAATCAGTGGTTTTAAACAGATAGTCTTGTTTTTTTATAAATTAAAAGAGTAGTGCCACCACTTGCAAGATATTTGTATATAGACAAATATATTAGGGGGTGGCTAAGCAAGGTGGTATAATAGTTATATAGCAGAAAGGCTTATATCATGGAAGTATACGACGAAAACTCAAACCATTGGTTTACAAAAGATAGATCAGAAACTGCATCAAACAGGGTACCTGAAAGAAGACTAGATAATAACTCAACTGTTGAAAACTTAGGCCTAGGACTGCATGTTTACCATAATACATTTTCTTTAGATGATGCAAATAGATATATTAAAACACTTGAGTCAAATCTTTCAACTGGCGGAAAGTATAAGTGGTCAGAAGCACAAGTAACAAACTCTACTGTCCCAATTAAAAAAGCAAGAGATGCTGTAGACTTTAAATATAAGCAAGAAAACTTAGGACCAAAAGATGAAACAAACTCTGAGTTAATAGACTTACATGAAGAAATATATCAAAAACTAAAATACTGCATAGATGATTATGCTAGGTATTGGGGGATAAACGTAACTTATTATGAAGCCTTTAACTTTGTTAAATATGAAGGAGCAGGGACTCACTTTAATATCCATGCTGACCACGGTCCAGCGTATAACTGTACTGTATCAGCAGTTATTTACATTAATGACGATTATCAAGGTGGAGATTTAAAGTTTCCAAGATTAGATAATCTAGTCTACAAGCCAAAGGTTGGAGACATTGCCGTCTTCCCATCAAATTATATTTATGAACATGCATCACTTCCAATGGAGTCTGGTACAAAATACTGTGTTGTCATTATGACAGACATCAATGAACTGAGCCATTAATGGAAAATGAAAAATCTAAAGTAGCAATTTTTAGATCTTTTAAATCTTGGCTAAATAAAGAAAGCAAGTCTCTTCCATCTCCAACGCAAAATGTAATTCCTGATTGGTATAAAAATGCAGACAGATTTGCTAAAATGCCAAATGGAGAATACTACAAAGCACCAAAAGGGATGTGCCCTTTTCCAAAAGAAGGCACTACAGATGACTATGGTAAAATTCCTACATGGAAAGCATGTCCTGCAATTATGGATGCATTTTCAACAGGGTATGTTTTTAAAACACCCTGTGACCTAACATTTTTTAAAAATGCACAAGGAATTATTAATGTAAAGATTGAAGATTCTAGATATCAAGATTTTTGTACAGAAAGACCACCTTTACCACAATTTGAACACCCAAAAGGATATTATAAGCATCACTTTGCCTGGTTCCCTGACTGGGGCTTAGAGTTACCAGAAGGCTATAGCGCATTATTTATGACACCTATGAATAGGTTTGACCTTCCATTTTTAAATACAACTGGAATAGTTGACTCAGACAAGGTTCATCTACTTGGAAGTTTTCCATTTTTTGTTGCAGATGGATGGGAAGGTACAATTCCAGCAGGAACTCCATACCTTCAAGTACTTCCATTTAAAAGAGAAAACTGGGAAAGCAAAGTAGAATTTTTAGATAGATCTGAAATTCATGATAAAATGGTTAGCAATATGAATTTTTATAGACAGCCAGATGGCGGAGTATATAAAAACAAGATTTGGTCACGAAGAGAATATAGATAAGGAATATATAATGCAAACATGGACAGATAAACAAGACCTTGGCAACGGAATATTTTGCTACAAGGGCGTAATCAAGAAAGAGATTGATGTCATCAATAGGTTAGAGGCTAATCTCAAGCCTGTAGGAGATACCACGGGATACGCTTGGCTACCCGCATATGTAGGATATAAACAACTAATGCCAGACTACAGAGACTGTAATGACTTTAAGTTTAAGAAAACAGATATCGAATATGATAAAAGTCCAACAAGTTTAAAACTTCAGGAATTGTGGCAAGATGTTTATGATGCCCAAGCCCCTGCAGTTGAAGACTATTGCAAAATTCATAACATCCATGAACTAAAATATTGGGAAGCATTTAACTTTATTAAGTATGGTCCAGGTCAGCACTTTCAAGAACATCATGACCACGGCTTCTCCTATAACTGCACAGTCTCTCTTGTTGCATATGTGAATGATGATTATGATGGTGGAGAGTTAAACTTTAGACTCCAAGGTTTGACTGTCAAGCCAGAGGCTGGAGATTTATTTATATTTCCATCAACCTTTATGTATCCTCATCGTGCAATGCCAGTACATTCAGGAACAAAGTATTCTATTGTAACTATGCTTGATTACAATAAAAAGTTTCACACTCCAGAAATGTATGTTGCGGATAAAGATTAATGTTTAATATTTCAGTTGAAAAAACTCCAGGATGTCTTTTTGAGATATCTCCAATGTCTATTAAAAGAGACTGGATGGATGACACTTCTGAAAACCATGCCTATAGATGTTTTCCAGTAACTCAGGCAAACGTTGTTGGATATAGTCTATCCTGCACAGAAGATATTGAGTTTGAATGGGATGGAATAAATGATCAAACACCCGACCATGTTAAAATCTTTAATCCAGAAAGAGCATATTCTGGTAGGGGACAATCGTCTATAAGCATGGACACAGGCTTGATATTTAGAACAGATCAAGATGTTAGCATTCTTGCTATTAATCCAGTTAACTATTTTAGTGATGAGTTTGAGACAATGTCTTACGCAATTAGTACATCCTTTTATGACAATCCTTTTCCTTTAGCATTAAGAGCAAAGGTTGCAAATAAAAGAGTTGTGATTAAGGCTGGGGTACCAGTTGCAACAATTATACCAATATCTCTTACACACCTAAATAATACTGTCATAACAGTAGTTGATTACAAGGATCAGGATAGAAAAAGAGTAGAGGCAAACATATCTTATGGAGAAGCAGCACAAAAAGTTAACTCTACTGGTCAATGGACTGACTGGTATAGGAATGCTGTAAATGAAAAAAATGAATCTTTAGGAGACCATGAAGTTAAGGCTTTAAGGCTTATAGTAAAAGATAATACGAATGGTGATATAATATAAAAATGAAAACAAACAATGAAGATTTTACAGTAGTAAAAAGATCCCCCTCTATAACTCCATCTGGATGGTTTGGAAACAGCAAGGACATGATTGTTGAATTAGAAAACTTTATGACTGAAGAAGAAATAGAGTTTTTGGAAAAGGCTGCAAAGTCTTTGACAATTTGGGATGTTACACAAAGCCACGTAAATGAAAACGGAACAGTTGTTTACGATTCAGATTATTGGAAAGATAGAGTAGCAACTAGCCCTACGTTAGATAAAAACGATCCAACAATTGCTCCAGTTATTGCAGGTTTATTTCAGAGACTAAAGCCAATTGTTGAAGAGTTTTATAAAGTAGAAGTTATTCCAACTGGGACAACAATTGTTAAATGGCTTCCAGGTCAGTTTCAAAAGCCACATGCAGACAAAGAACTACATGAAGGCCCAGACGCTGGTTTACCAAATGACTTTCCTAATTATGACCTTTCTAGCCTATTTTATTTAAATGATGATTACGAAGGTGGGGAATTATATTTCCCACTACAAGATGTACAATTTAAACCAAAAAAAGGTGCAGCATACTTTTTCCCAGGAGATAAAAACTATGTTCATGGGGTAACAGAGATTAAAAGTGGACTAAGATTTACTTGTCCATTTTTTTGGGAGATAACAAAACACACAGGAGATAGACAACCATGACATATCCTTGGCCAAACAATAATCTTGAACCAGTAGAAATATATCCTAAAATATTTGTATATAAGAATTTATTTAAAGATATTACCAATACATATTTTCAGTTAAAAAATTCTAATGGAGAAGAAGAAGGTCTCTTTAGTCCTTGGTCACAATGGTCGCACTTTGGAGAATATCTAAATCCCACTTTTGCTAATCATCCCCATAGACTTAGTGTTGAATATATTGAACAAATACAAACAACAACAGAAAAGCAAGAAAATCAAAGACTTGCAATACTAGAACTATTTAAAAGTTTTCACTTAGTAACCGAAGACTATGCTAGGCGTAATGGCGTAGACCTTGATAAAGAAAAAACAATATTAGCAAATGATGGAACCACGATGCAAGAATGGCAAATGACTGGTCCATCTATAGCAAGATATAGAACAGACATTGATGATCCAATTGCAATGACCTATCATTCAGACTATATTCGTGAGCCTATTATAAGCCCAGGATACAAGTTTGCTATAACAGCCCTTGTATATTTTAATGATGAATATGAAGGTGGAGAAATTGATTTTATTGCAAATGGAGAAGCCTACAAGTACAAGCCAGAAGCAGGAGATTTTCTTGTATTTCCTTCAGGGCACCCAGAAGTATTAAGAGATGGAGATAATGTTTATCTTCATGGGGTAATGCCACCAAAAGAAGCAAATAAGTATTTATCTAGAATGTATTGGATGAAATATTCTGTTGGAGATCCTGAGTGGTTTAAAAAAGAAGAAGAGTTTGGTAAAGATGTTTGGGCAGAAATGCAACCAGACATTATGCAAAAATTTAGAGATGCCCATCCTAATAAAATAAATGCTGACAAAGAAAAGAGAATAAAATGAACCTAAAAAATAAAAATAGACTGACAAAAGATATTGTTGTTTATGAAGACTTTCTAACAAGAGAAGAATGCGAAAAGGTAGTAAAAGCACTTGATGCTCAGGCAGAAAATGGAAAGATATCTTGGATGCCTATATCATTTTATGAATCTTATTCCTCTGTTCTTCCACAAGACAATGACCAAGAAGTTATTGACGCTGGACTAGTTCCAACTATTTTTTCAGACATTGAAAATATGATGCCAGAGGCAATTGCTTCAGTACATGATCTTGATCCAAAGATAATCTCTAAGATTGGATACCATACACAGAAGTGGGAGCCAGGGGCATATGCAAGAATCCACTCTGACAATACTGATGAAAAAGGTAATTCTGGAGCCTTTACAAGAAGTCGATATGCTGGTTTCTTATATTTAAATGATGACTTTGAGGGAGGACTTCTTAGATTCCCAAGCCAAGACTTAGAGATTCAACCAAAGGTTGGAATGCTTGCTGTATTTGACGGGGGATTTAACAATATGCACGAAGTATCTCTTATCACAAGTGGAGTAAGATATACCATTGGTTCTTTCTGGGATGATAGAGAAGAGTCAGACTATCCACAAGAACTAAGAGATGAGTGGGCTGCAGAAATGAAAGAAACTAGAGCCAATCAAGAAATTGAAAGAGCCGAATGGCAAGAACTTTTAAAGCAAGGCTGGAAATTAGATGCAGATGGAAATAAGTATAAGGTAGAGGAAAAGTAAATGGATGTTTTTTTAAAGAAAGAGTTTGATGACGCAGGATATGAGACTGAAGTGTTTCATGATAGAGTTCTGTTTATAAAAGATTTCTTAAAAGACAACGAACTAAATACCTTACTAGAAATAATTAACATAACTCCAGAAGAAGACTGGTCGATAGAATATCAGAAAAATCTTGCTAGATTCTGTATGGAAAAATTTGGAAGAGATGACGTAGACAATCTAGTCGCTGAAGGTAAGTTTGAAATTACTAGGGGTTGGGATGATAAAAATCTTAACATCACTCATGAAGACATTAGTCCTACCCTACAAAAAAGACTTGGAGATCTTCTTCGCATAGCAGATCCTGGCCTAGAGTTAGCAGGGTTTGGAACACTTCAAAGAATGCAGTCTGGAGTTGAACTAAAGGCTCATACAGACCAGCATACAGATCCATCAATTAAATACGCTGCTATACTATATATTAATGACGATTACAAGGATGGAACTCTATTCTTTAAGAATAAAGAAAATTCAGACTTAAGACCAGCACCAGGAACATTGCTTCTTTTTCCAGGAAATGAAGAGTATGAGCATGGAGTTCGTTTTGTAGGAGAAGGACCTATCCGTTATGTTACGGTAGGCTTTATAAAAATTACAGGGTTTTACGAACAAAATAAATTCTAAGGAGATATAAAATGGACAGAGAAATACTTGAAGAAAAGGTTTACTATTACACAAACGTAATTGAAGACCCAAAGAAACTTGTTGAAGCAATTGAAAATGACAATAAAGATCCTTGGGGCGAATGGATGGCGTGTAGTGGACAAGAGTATATCTATGGAACAGACAAGAACATATCTTTAACAGCAGAGGCAAGTGAAAAAGATAAATACATCTATAGCACATTGCAAAAAGCATTTGATGACGTAGCAAGAGATTATGCTAAAGCACAGGGAATTACTGATGAGCCAAAACTATTCCCAATGTATCCAATTAAAAAGTATCAAGCAGGAACCTACATGGGTGCTCACTTTGATCAGCAAGAGGGAGACGACAGACTTAAAGTTTCTTTTGTCATGTATCTAAATGACGACTACGAAGGTGGAGAGTTATCTTTTACTATTGCATCTCCAGATGGAGTTTTGCAAAATGCAAGCCCAGAAGCAGATTTTGCGGAAGCAGAAAAAAATGGCAACTACACATTTGCTATAAAGCCAAAAGCAGGTAGTATTATCGTGTTTCCTCCTTCTCCACCATATCATCACACTGCACACTTAGTTAAAAGCGGTGAGAAGATTATGGTTCCACAACACTGGATTCACTAGTATGCCAACTTACCACCAAGAGCATAGTGAACAAGAGCAGTTTGTAATAGACCTTCTAGATAAAAAAAGAGAAGGGTATTATGTTGAACTTGGCGCAGCACATTCTAAAAATGGCAGCAACACATACAGACTTGAAAATGAGTTTGACTGGAAAGGTGTTTCATTTGAGATAGTTCCAGAACTACATAAAGAGATTTCAGAAAATAGGAAAAACCCCTGTATTCTTGGAGATGCGACTAAGTTTAATTATATAAACTACTTTGAAGAAAATGATTTTCCAAATCAGATAGATTATTTACAAGTAGATATTGATGCTGGATATCAAATGAATGGAAGGCCTGCTGGAAATCATTATACAACGCTTCATGGATTAATTGCAGTTCCACTTAGCAAGTACAGATTTTCTGTAATAACTTTTGAGCATGACTCAAATATGTATTGGAGAAATACTGCAATGAGGGACGCACAAAGAGAAATACTTGACTCACTTGGCTACTCTCTTGTTGTAAGACAAATACATGAAGACTGGTGGGTTGATCCAACCGTCATTGATTTAGAAAAATACCGAAAGCACTTTAAGTGGGATACGCTGTAGTGCAAAAAACAGCAATTGTTACAGGAGCAAGCAAAGGTGTTGGGTATGCGACTGTAAAACTTTTATCTGAAAATGGGTATAAGGTTATTGCTGTTTCAAGAAATTTATCAAAAGTTTCAGAGTTAGTTTCTGATAACGTTGAAGTCTATCAGTTGGACATTACAAATTCTGCCGAGATTAAAAAGTTTTATGAAAAATATGCTGATATTACTTTGGACCTTTTAGTAAACAATGCAGGGGGAGGTGCTGGTCCAACCAATATAATTAATGAGACCATGGATAATTTTAGAAGAGCCTATGATATAAATGTATCTGGGCCTATGTATCTTTCACAACTTTTTGTACCATGTATGAAAAAGTCAAAATCTGCTACCATAATATTTATTAGTTCGCTTGGTGGAAAATATCCATATAGATCTGGTGGAAATTACACAAACGCTAAAAGAGGAATGATGGCTCTTGTTGATACAATGAGGTTAGAGTTTCCAGAGTACGGAATTAAAGTTACTGAAATTTGTCCAGGAACAATTGATACACAAATAGAAAAAAGAGAAATTGCTATAACTGCTGAAGATATGGCTGAATCTATAAGGTGGGTAGCAAGTTTGCCCCAGCATGTAAACATTAATCATATAGAGATAAATCATATACTTAGTGGTAAATAAGTTTTTAGATAACTCTTTACTACAACTTTAGGTAGAGTTTTGCTTTTTATAAAACTCTGCTATACTTAGGTCTTAATCCGTTTTTGAAAGGACGATACACATTATGTCAGATTTTTTTAGTTTTAAACTTCCAGAAGACTTTGTAGAAAAATACAAAAATCAAGAAAGCCCATTTGGGTTTAAGGATGCAGCAGAAAATTCACTTGGAGAAATTACTTTTATTCGTACATATTCTCGCATGAAGGAAGATGGGACTAAAGAAAGATGGCATGAAGTTTGTCGTCGTGTAATCGAGGGTATGTATTCAGTTCAAAAGAATCATGCTAAAGAAAACCGTTTACCATGGAATGATTACAAGGCTCAGAAGTCTGCACAAGAAGCATTCCAAAGAATGTTTGAATTGAAGTGGACACCACCAGGACGAGGCATGTGGGCATTTGGAACTCCAATGACTATGGAGAAGAAAAACTCAGCAGCACTACAAAACTGTGCAATGGTTTCAACAAAGGACCTTGACAAGAATGATCCAGGAGCCTTGTTTGCTTGGGTTATGGATGCTCTTATGCTTGGTATTGGTGTAGGATTTGATACAGTAGGACAGGATAAGCATTTCTCAATCTATGCCCCAACAGAACCTGAACAG